TTTTGCACCACAGTAGCAAACTGATGATGGTTGGTACACCGTTCTCCTACAACGACCTTTATGCCGAGTTGGAGCAGAAAGAGACGTTTAGAGTAGAGACATTCCCGGCAATAAACGAGAAGGGCGAGGCTCTTTGGCCCGACCGCTGGAACTTAGAGGCACTGAACGAGAGGAGGCTTTCGATGCCTGCTATACAATTCAGCCGTGAGTATCTATGTGAGCCAATCCATGATGTAGCGAGTATGTTCCCGATGGACATGCTAGAGAAAGCAAAAGACACTAACTTGGTATTGATTGACAGGGCTGAGACTTTCTACAATGAAGAGGGTGAGGCTGATGGTGTCTTTGGTCATCACTTCATTGGTCATGACCCCGCTATCGCATCTGATAAAAACGCTGACTTTACTGCCATGACTGTAATGAGGATAAAGCCAGATGAAGAGATAAAGGAGATAGTTCATGTTGTCCATGAGAGAGGTATGTCGTCGATGGCGCAAAAGCGCATGATGGTTTTACTTAATAACAAATTCAAACCTGATTTGATAGAACTTGAGGGTAACAACTTCCAAAGAATGCTTGAGCAGGAAATGAGGGAGTTAGCCTCTGACATGCCAATCAGGGTATTCATGACCACACGTACAAAGAAGGAGTCGCTGTTTATGTCGCTCCTCCTTGCATTTGAACAAGAACAAATCAAATTACCATATGGTGATGAGAGAAGTAGAAACTATACAAATCAAGTCATGCAGGAACTCAATAGGTTTGGTATGCAGAAGAATGGCAAGTTAGAAAGCGTTGGTGTTCATGACGACTTAGCCATGAGTATAGCTCTTGCTAATTGGGCCTCAAAGGAGTTCAGAGGGTCAGTAATGCTCCTTGATGATTATATGCCGGGTTTCGACAACTGGTTTAGGGGTGGGCGGTCGACCCCTTCATGGATGGTGCCATAAATGTATGAAAACAACACAACACACGTAAAGAACGACAATGAAAACAGGACGTCTTGGATATGAGTTCATTTTCAGTTAGCGGTGACGGATGGTTTGAAGATAACCTTGGCGTCAGTGCTACTGAGATTGTATCAAGACTGAGAAAAGCAAGAAGACACAACAAAGATGAGAAGCAAGATATTGATGCTTTGATTCAAGATGTTAGAATGCTCAAAGCCATGGAAGTCGAGATGACTTTAAAATCAGTTGATTGGGCTAATGAGTATCTTGGAGAAATAAGAAACTTTGACCTATCGGACAAAAGCCTCAAGTCCCTCAGAAAGTTCTACGACACCCGTAAGGTAGGTTTAGTCAAAGCATGCCTCATGTGGAGAAACGCAGATGAGACCCTCAAGATGCTGAATGAGCACGAGGAGGTATGGGGTGATGAAGAGAGAAAAACTTGGGTAGATGCAATGAGCATGAAGAAAGATGCTCGTAAGATGTGGAAGTCTACACTCTCACAGATGGACAGACTCACTGGTAAAGAGCAAGAAACAATCAGCAAATGTGTCAATCTTCTCAAAATGAACGGACCTATGAGCGCTAGAGCTCTGTTTGAATCTGATAGTATTGAGAAGATGCCGGGGCTAACTGCCAACAAACTCTCCAAACTTTTGTCTCTATATGGAGAAGAGGTTGATATTGTTAATGGAGCACAAAGAGGTACATTCGTCAAGATGGACAAACACGGTCTTGTCCTCAAAGACCCATACGCTTATGCTGCTGGTTTCCTTGACGCTGATGGTTACATTACTATAACAAAGAGAGGCGAGCCAAGAGCAGGTTTCATCGCTACTGGCACAAGAGGTAGACTACATTGCGAGGAACTTAGAAAAGTCTTGGACTGTGGTGTTTTACAACTTGACCAGAAAGTGTACAAAGATAGCCAAAGAAGCCAACACAGATTGCAATTCTACTCCAAAGGCGATATCAAAAAATTGCTTGACAAGATTATGCCTCATCTTCAGATGAAGAAAACTCAGGCAAAAGCAGTGCTTGCTTTTATTGAGGAGCCAGACTCTATGAGGAAAGAAGAACTCAAAAGAGTGGTTAGGTACTCGAACTGGAGCGACGACAAGGCAAAGAGCCAGACCCTTCTCGCAGAGTGGGGCGTGAGCGCCGACGACGTCGCTAAATGGCAGGAGGGATTGTAATGGTTGATGAAGCAGAGAGGGGACCAGTAGGCCGATTTATAGATGCGATAAGGAGTCCATTCAGAATCCGCTCTACCCCTCAACCCCAGATGCCTCTCTATACAACTGGTATACAAGAGCCAGTTCTGGCTCAAGGGATAACTATACCCGCTCTTTACGCAGTTTCTCATGAAAATCTTATTCTTAGAACTGTTATCTCAAAATTACAACAGGAGATATTCAGGAGAGGATATTACTGGGAGAAGAAGTTCCAGAAAAAGTGTGTTGAGTGTGATGAAGAATATCAATTTGAGGTAGATGCTTGTGACATCTGTGGTGGTGAGGTAAGGGGTCCTGACCCTCATCAGACCACGTATGCAAAGTGGTTGCTAAAAGGCGAGAATCAAATGGAACAGAACTTCATGCAAGTCATGTTCGAAATAGAGAAGGACCTCAATGTGGTTGATGATGCTTTCCTAATATTAGTCAAAGACTACTTTATTGACCCAGACACAGGAGAGATACAACACTACAGAATCAAGGAGGTTATTCGCGGTGACCCTATCTTCATGAGAATTATATCTGATAAGAGGGGGGTCAGAGGTGGTAGATACAAAGTATGCCCAATCCATAGAGACCAAGTTGCTTACCCCGGTCAAGAAGAGAAGTGCACTGTATGTGGCAATCACATGCAGGATGCTCATTATGCCAACATGGCTGGTAGCGGTAAGACCCAGTATTATCTAGAGGGTGAAGTGATTCACGTCAGCAAGTACTCACCGAGTAAATTGTATGGTAGAAGCCCAGTCAACACGATGTGGAGACAAGCCATGACCCTCACAGCAATGGACAATTACATGTATACTGCATACCAGAAAAGAAGGACTCCAAAAGGTATCATATCCGTGACCACTGATAACTTAGAGTCGATGAAATCTTTCTGGAAAGCAGTTGATGAGAAGATGGAGAGGGACCCCCACTACATACCTAAAGTAGGTATTGAAAGTCAGACCGGTAGAGGGGGAGTAAACTGGGTCAAGTTCATGGATACTCTTGAAGAAATGCAGTATACTGCTGTAAGAGATGAAATGAGAAACAGGATTGCTGCGTTCTATGGGGTTAGTAGCATTTTCATGATAGACAGTGGAAAGAGCGGTGGCCTTGGTAATGAGGGCATGCAAATTTTAGTCACGAACAGGGCAGTTGAGTTTGGTCAAAAAGTATACACAGACATATTATTCCCAAGAATGTTGCGACAGATGGGCATTACAGATTGGAAGATTACACTATATCCAAATGAAGAAGAGGATGAGATAACCAGACTCAGAAGGGATGAGATGGAAGTCAACCTCGCTCAAAGAATGCAAATGCTTGGTTACAAGCCTGAACTACTTGAAGAGGGAGATAGGGATATTAGATTCTCCTACAAGAAATTACCACCTGAGGAAGCTATGCAACAGGGCATGCCTCCGGGTATGCCGCCGGGTATGCCACCGGGTGGTCCGCCTATGGGTGGTATGGGTATGCCAGCCGGTCAGGCGCCTCCGATGATGGGGGGACCTATAGGGGCAACCGGTCTGAATCGACAGGTTCCACCGAATATGCTTAGACAAGTAATGCCTCCCTCACAGCCCGGAGGAGAGGGAGTTGGCATTAGAAGCCCTAGAGGTCCTGCTGCTCCGGCTCGAAGGTCAACCCCCGGTTCAGGCTCTCCAATATCCTCAGTTCAACAGCGAGGAATGCAACCTTCCCAACAGGAGCAAAATAGTCGTGCTTTAATGAATGCGAGACGGTTTCGGGGTGCATAATTAAAAGTCGTGACGCTTACGAGCAGGGCGAGATTACCATGGACTTAGTCAAGATGCACCCTATGGCGAGAAAAATGAACGTACATAATGAGGCCTTTGCCAAGGCCATAGAAGCGGGGGAACCAGAGGCTGCTAGAATGCACCTATCTGAGATAAAGAAACTCAGTTCCTACTTGGAGGAAGACCTAGTTTACGCAATCAAAAAAGCAGAGGAAGTCGCATCTGACCCTCTGACTGTTTACGCTAATGCAGTGCCAACCGCGTCTTTCAATGAATCTGGCTCATCTTTTGACCCAGCAAACAGAGATATTCAGTTACCCGGAACAATCATGTCAGCACGAACAAACTCAAGAATGCAGAAAGCAAGAAGCACATTTGGTAGATACATCGGACCCGGTGAGTGAAACTGATGGAAGAAAACGGCGCTGAGAAATTAATGAACACTCTCATCTCAAAGATGGAGAGCATGGATAACGATGTTCAGATTCTCAAAGCGGAGAACGTTGCTCTAAGAAAGATGCTCAACTCTCCTCAAGCGCTTCTCAGAAAAGCAGGTTACGTGTCAGCCAGCACTCCCTTGAGCGAAGATGTGGGTTACGACCCGCTACGTGGGGACCTACCCGTAGAAAGTTCAAGCGCTATTGTAAAGGCTGATTCCAATGATTACACCAATGAGGAAATTCATAATCTAACTTGGTCAGAAATACACGAGATGGCTGACCAAACAAGAGAAGTAAAGGAGTTGTATTAAAATGAGACCTATACCAAGCCCAGCCTCAGGCGAGGCATATGAACTGCTAAAGAGAGCCAAAAGCCTACTAGAGAAGGCTGAGAAACTTGACATGGTCGAACATGAGGGTAAGAAAGTTCCAGCATTCGCAGCAGATGGTAAGGGTACCAAAGATGAGAAGAAGAAAGCAGACATGGGTGAAAAAGACAAGTACTGCATGAAGAACTTCGGTAAGAAATACTCTGAGTGCACGGCAAAAGAAAAGGCACAGTGTGATAAGGCTCACGACAAAGTCGAGAAGGGAAAGGGCATGGGGATGTGCGCTACCTGTGGTGAGAAGAAGATGGATATGGAGAAAGGCATGTGCATGAAGATGGGTTGCACGGGTAAGGCAGCGGTCGACATGAAGAAAGGCTCACAACACAAGATACAGACCTTCAACACAAATCCTGAGTCAACTCAATTTATGATTGAGACCGGTGGCAACACATATCATCAACAATACAGCACCAACAACAGTCTACTAGATTCAGAAGACGTTGCTAACAAAGGCGCATCTTCATCTACTGTAAACCTAGAGTCTTTGAATAGAAACCAGAATCCACATGATACCCCTGCACCCGGTCACTTGACAGAGGGATAAACGTGGGTAAGATAGCAGTGATTAAGGCACCAGCCGTAATGAGTCCTTGCGCGAGATGCGGTGCAAATGCATACGAAGGTTGTAAACTACCCGGCCATGATGGAATGAGTTTAAGCCAATGCGCACAATATGCACCGGCGATGAGGTGAGAAGGTGATTAAGTGCGTGAAGACGGTCTACAGGTTCTTGAAAGAAACAGAATAGACCTCCTCAAGTCAATAACACTTGGATATGATTATGAGGAAGAAGCAGGTCACTACCTTCTCTCCGTTGACAACATCATACGCTCAGGTATAGACTATGAAGCCACGAATGACGATTTACTCTGTTTGAAGGCCGCTACTGATATTCTAAAACAAAGGCTATCACCAAACGAATTAATTCAGATGCTTGAGGGCGATGAGGATAGATTCGCTAGTCTGCCAGAAGTTAGGCAGGCAGAGGAAAAGAGAAAAAAGGATAGAACCCTCGGTCTTGGGGAAAGGAACCTCTCTAGGCTTCTATCTCAGCATGTGACCAGTCATCCTTATAGGAAAACTGTGATTGATGAAAGTGGGCAAGTAATAGGGATGGAGGACAGAATAACCGGTAATCACGACATTGGCATGGCGCATGGTGAATGGCCCGGTGCCAAACCTGATGCTGGAGAAGACTATTCTATTCACCACCCATTCCACCCGGATGTTCACCCTCTGAGAATGAAGAACATCGTTACTGGTAGACCCACCTATGAGTCCATGCTCTTTGAGAAGTACTTCGGTCATGATGAAACACCATGGTGGGAGGATGACTTTCATGAGAAAATGGTAGAGGCTCCTGAGGAGGAGTCCTTCGCCAAACAAGCTATGAGAGCCGAGAACGCTCATGAGAAGCATCACAGGAAAAAAGGCTCTCCGATTTACGACAGTGTCGATAGACGTGAGGGTGAGAGAGCCTTCTCCTTCTTCGGTGGACCTACGTCGAATGATGTGGATAGTCCGTATGACCACATGGAAACGACACGCATCAACGATTACGAGAGATGGAAGGAAGAGGAGGGGACTGACATGGCTGCTCTTGAGGAAAAATTCTCTGGGCTATCGGAAGAGAATAAAGAGAGGGCCATGCAGATGCAGCACTTCAAAGATAGGATGGACAAGATGTCAAGAGGTGGCACTGCCACTACGACTGTTTACCCGACTGAGGGTTTATCGCAGCAAGAGGCGGATGACCTCAGGACTCGGAATCCAGAAGCTGCTGAGCCATATAGCATGAGACACAGCCACTCCATGGGTTGGAACACTCTGATGAAGGGCTTGTACTTCTTGAAGCCGGAGGACCGAACCAAGGTGCTTCAGCACATCAATAAGCATACGACTGATGACCCTGAACGTCAATTAGTCAAGTTATCCGATGGTAAGGAGTTCCCTATGACTAGACTCAAGAAGAACCTAGAGATGAATACTGGGGCTGAGTACCACTGGTTCGGCAGGAATCAAAAGTCAGGACCCGCTAATGTGCCAAAGACCATAGAATCCGAAGATGACACTAAATTCAAAGGCACTGAAGGTGGTATGGCAACCGCTCTGAGAGAGGCAAAACTTTACGATAAGTTACTGAAAGAATTGAACTCAGTGCTCAATAAAAATGTGGAAGACCCTAATGAGGCTATACAGTTGGGTGAATTATTCGCCCATGATGATTTTAATCACCCGATTGTAAATGCGCACTTGGAGACAAGCGATTCTCCAGCAGAGGGATTTCTGGCTCATGCTAATAGGTCAAATCAGGCGCAACTATCCAGAGATGGATTTCTGAGTCTCGCCGGGTACGACAGTGAACTGAATGAACTAGATGAGCATCCAACAATCCCCGGTGAGTTATATGAAGGACCCTTGTTGCCCAAGGATGACGTTGAAAGAGCACTGAAACAATATGACAGAAGTGTCTCTTTGGGTATGCAGTCCAAGGATATCAAGAATGCAAAGGGATTCCTAAGGTCGGGCCATGCGCCGCCTAGAGCATCCGATTTACCTGATGGGCACGATGACCACTATATCTTCATGGATGGTAAGAGGAGGGGGTTGGGTCATTTGATGACCAAGTACTTCGGTGATAGGGGTGGTCTTGGTAAGGACCCAGCAACGTACAACGAATTCCTTTCTAACTATCTCATATTTAACGACCCAGCACACCCCGAAGGCAAGGATAAAACTATTCTCGATAACGACAATGTCGGTGCATACGGAGGTCTGCTAATCAGTCCTCTCATGTCTGAGCAGTCAACTCCTCTCACACCTGCACAGATATCGACTAGACACGGTGTTTCAAAAAGAGGTGTCGGAGAACGTCCTAAGACTAGAAGCTCTCATAACAACTACACGGATGACTTGACGACTTATTTCCCAGAACTCATGGCGAGCCTCCATGATGAGTTACCAACTGAGGATACTCATTTTCAAGATTTAAAATTCAATAGAGAGACTGCGGCAGACTTCCAACAAAGCCACCCTTTTGCTGGTATAGGTTCTACAAGGGGCGATGCTTCACTGATGAACAGGGGAGGAGCCGCTCACAGATTAGATTTCTCTCTTAGCAGGGGTAGCAACCCTGCTAATCCCTCGGATAAACTTGTTAGAAACTTTAAGGAATTGTACGATAATCCAGAATTGGGACCAAGGCCTGACCGTCACCCTGAGTATCTCGCGTTAGTTGGTGAAAAGAAGAATATTGATGAAACTCAAGAATTTAAGAACATCCTAAGTGAGATGCTAGAAGTAGAGGCCCGTATTAGACAACTCGAATCCGGTGAGATTCCTACGAGTAACAGACAAGCAGAATTGAGGATTCTCAGAGGTGACATGGAGCGACTGAGAGCCGCTCAAGAAAATATAGAGATGGGCCAACTCGATACCCGTAAGGATGCTTATGGTAGATTTGGTGATGATTTCTATGAAAAGCTGGACGCTGACTTGAGAGCAACAGTAACATACGCCAGAACAAAGTTACTGCCGGGGATACTCAAGGAGAACCCTGATGCTTTCAGCACTCTCGACCCTGTCACCGCGATGGCTAATATCATGCGCTTGGCTTATGACGCTAGTCGCGGTTTAATGGTGGACGGTGACCATGACCTCTCTACTATAGGTTATCATGAGAGGGAGGGGACGAGGGACAGTCTGGAGCAGGTACTGCAAAACAGAGGACAGGAGTCTCCACACAAGGAACTAGCAACCACACTCAGGGATAACGCTGTTGTGTTGAATCCCCCGGAAGACCCTAAAAACGTAACTGAGGAAGAAATTGATGAGGCTATGGAACTACTTGAGATGCCAGACAGTGACAACGATGCCCATAGGTTACAAGTTGAGGAGATGTTGGGTAAATTGGTTGGTCCCACTAAAGCCGCCACATTTGGACAGATACTGCGCATGGGTGAAGACATCGCCGGTGAAGACTTCTCAGAGTTCAAGGATATAGACAGACCAATGAGGGAGCATATCGGAGATTTTGAGAATCATCCGTATTCTAAAGACTCTATACCATTGAACATGGCAAATCCCGAGTATGGGGCGATGAGTGCGCTTACTCGTTTAGGAAGTCCAAAATTTAGAGAAAGAGGTGATTTAACCACATACGGTTTAGAAGTGCACCCCCATCCATTGCCTCCTAGAGGTAAATCAAGCCGAGGTGCTTTTCCCATTCAGGCCTCATCGAAAAGAATGAAAGCATATTACCAAGCAATGTCAAACGGCATTTACACATTTGACGAGGGACAATCCGGTCCTCTAGAGGATGCCAGTGCTGGTGGTGTAACAAAACCAGTCCATGGTAAGATGACCGTACCGATAAGACCAGTATCCAGTCTAGAGGGCAACACAGTGGTCCCGGCTTTCAACTCAGGCAGAATGGACTACGGATATCCCATGTCACCGACCATCGGTCACGAGTTTATGGGTTCACAAAATACTCCTGTGGTTGGTGCCAACATGCCGAATGAGCAATTGCTAAACTCAGTCAGCGAGCCTTGGATACGGGCTCTGTTCCAAGACACTCCAGAGTATGTCGATGAACTGCTTTCCAGTCCCGGTTTATCACAACTCTCTGCTTTGCAGAACAACCAAATGAGAATAAACCAGAATACCGGTGAGGCACCGGTTGATGATTTCTATCAGGTTGGAAAAATGCTGAAAGCGGAACTTCCTAAGGAACTGCCACTCATTGACCCGCTTCACAGAATATTTGAGATTGAGGATATGGAGCAACTACGGGGCTTTACTGGCGAGTGGGTCATATCGAAGTATCACGATGGTAAGAGAGTGAAAGTGAAGAGAAAGGGAAAAAGAATAGATATCACTGATGAGGATGGCGAGAAAGTCGGCGTCGATGATGAGATAAGAGCATCACTCAGGAAGGTCTGTGAGAGGGATTATGTCATTGATTGCACCATAGTCGGTGATGATTTGCACATAAACGACATAATGCTGTACGAGGAGACGGATGTCACTGACCTTACTACTAGAGAGCGAGTTAAGTTACTGAGGGGACAGTTCGAAAGTCATGAGCCTGTTCATGTCCCTAGCCCCGAATCCATACGTGTTACTGATGAGGTTGGTTTCGAGGATGCTATCAAGGACCTCGGCGGTGATGGGCAAAAATTACTCTTGAGGGATGCTAAGTCTACGTATATGAAAGGAGAGGAGAGGCATCCAAAGTGGGTTTTGCTTGCAAAGGCGGTAGAGAACATACACATTCCCTTTGCTATGGAAATCGATAGAGGTCACTTTGTAATACATTTACCAGAGGATTTAGTCAAGTACGAGATAGTCGATAACGAGCCTGTAAATCCAATGGCGGCTATAGGTAGTATAACCAAGTCGGATTATTCTCTAAGACTCGCTAACAGTCTAGAACCTTATTGGCGACAAGGTTTCAATGAATTGTTGAAAGAGAAAAAAGAATTTGATTATCTTAGCACTAACGCAGATAGAGCAGATTGGGATGAGAACAATGCAAAAGACGGTATGACCGAAGAACGCGCTAAGAGAATAGAGCATCAGAGCGGTGGTCTACTCAAACCCAAGAAGGACAAGAACATTCTGTTGAAACCAAAAGACACCCTGAAGGCCTTGCTGATAATGGAGAAAGCATTGGAGGCTTTGGAAAAAGCAGGCAGTGGTCATTATCCTATGAGTGGCGGTAGGGCGTTGGGAATAGACGTTGGTTCTGATATAGCTAGTCCTAGAGGACCAACTAGTCTAACTTCTGAGCACGCCATACCCGACTGGGACATGAAGGAAAGACCTGAAGAAGACCCAGAAAAGCCATCCGACTATCCTAAGAAGCCTAAAGAAAAGAAGGAAAAGGAAGAGCAGTACAACGATTTAGATGCATGAAACCTTGCAGTTAGTACTGCGAGCGGTATAAGTAGTATGACAAACCAACGCAAGGTCAGTGGTCCTAAGTGAGCAACTACTCAGAAGAGATGAGTCGATTTCCCTCCTCAAGGGTGGAAGAGACCTCATTGTCGCTGGTTACGCCAGTGTCGAGTTGGTTGACAAGCAGGGCGATATAATCACAAGGGGGGCATTGAAGGACGCATTTCAGAAGTTCATGGAAGACCCGAAGTACAGAAACGTCCAACTAGCGCACTCAAATATACAAGTCGGAGAAGTTGTTCCAAATTACACAGATAGTGAAGGGAGGTTATGGAAAAGCGAAGTCGACGATGTCGGGATGTTTGTTGTAGTACAACTCAGAAGTGACATCGAGAAGGCCAAGGAAGTCTCAGCGGAAATACGCAAGGGAAGTCTAAGGGGATTCAGCATCGGAGGCCAAGCATTCAAGCGAATGAGGAAATCGGACCCAAAAAGGGGCGACTACCAAGAAATCAGTAAACTTGAACTACACGAAATCACTATTTGTGAAAAAGGAATAAACCCAGAAGCAACTTTTAGCATATTAAAAGAAGATAAAGGAGACATAAACATGACAGAAGAAAATGACGACATGATGAAACAGATGAGCGATGTGCTCTCTCGTCTAGAAGGAAGACTCGACTCCATGGAGAAGGGTATGCCCGAAGGTCTGAAAGAACACATGGAAAGCAAGAAAGACAGCAAAGACGAGGATAAGGATGACAAAGAGAAAGCCTACATGAAGGGCGAAGACAAGAAAGAAGAGGACAAAGAAGACAAGAAAAAGTCTGAAGAGTTTTCCGATGTCATTACTTCAGATTACCTCAACTGGATGGAAGACACCCTAAAGAGCGGTGGAGTCGACATCGATGGCGCAAGAGCCCATTTCGATGACCTCTCCAAAGCTAACTTGGGTTCCACACCAGAGTCTATTGGAGACGGTGCTGACTACTTCGGTGGTCAAGTAAAAGGCCGAGCACAAGAAAACGGTGCTCCCTCTACTAACGCTATTTCCAGAACAACCGGTAGCGGTGGTAAGAAAGAAGTCAAGAAATCTGACTATCTAGACCCAGCACTTGTTAGTGACGCAGATGTAGAGGCCGCATACGAAGTCTACAAGGCTGCTGCACTAGAGCAGGAGTTCCGAGGAAGCCTTGAGAGCCACTTTGCAAGTCGCTACTCAAACGAGCGCCAAGAGGAAATCGCAAAAGCCGAGGCAGCAGCATACGATGCACGCGGTCCTCTAGCAGACCTACAGAAATCAATTGAAGCACTGACCGAGAGAATCGAGGCAGGCGTTGCACCAGCAGTGGGTGAAACCATTCAGAAGTCAGCAGAGCCAACAGTCAGCGTGCCTTCAACAGAAGACCTAGCCAGAATGTCATGGAGTGAAGTCCACAATCTGGCTACAAGGGCATTCAACCCGGAGTAAATAAGAGGTGAAGAAATATGGCAAGAGATTACGTACGAACAATAACTGACATGGAGCGCTATTACTATGGCGCCGGAAACGCAATGGGTTACTCCTACTCCGGTAGCGAGTTGCTCAAGGCTGACAGTCCTATGCTGTCCACGACTGCTGGTACATACCAAGCAATCTACGGTCGCAAGGTCTGGTCGCAACTAAACCAAGAGTTCAACGCTTTCAGCATCCTACCCAAGAGACCTTGGGACAGGAGTGGTTGGAGAGTTATCACAGACAAGCCTAACGCAGGTGTAGTCCACGGTGGTGTAGCTGAGAATGCAATACTACCAGACACTGTGAAGCCTACCTTCCAGCACATCGCTGCAAAGCCAAAGACTATCGCACACACGTTCGATATGTCTGAGACAGCTATCTTCCTAGCAGACAGGGACGACGGATTGGGAGACATCCGAGCAGTCCTAAAGGAAGAGATGGGTAAGCACCACGCAGAGATGGTCAACAAGATGCTTCTAACAGACGTCGACACACCAGCAGCAAACAACTTCGAGTCACTAGACCGAGTTACTGCAAGCCACTCAGCAATGGGAGGCGGTACAACTCACGTGAGCGCAGACGCAGATATGGACCTATACAGCATCGACAGGTCCGCTAACTCATGGTCTGACGCAGAAGTCAACTGTGACAGCGGTGGTACTGACCGAACGCTATCCCTAGACCAACTGGACACATTGTTCCAGCAAATCTGGGAGCGTGGTGGAAACCCCAAGGTCATGCTAACTGGATACGACACTCTAATGAGACTACAGCAACTACTACAGTCCCAGCAGAGGTTCATGGAAGAGAAGAGAGTTACACCAACCTACAACGGTGTGAAAGGTGTTCCCGGTATGGAAGCCGGATTCATCGTCGCAACCTACAACGGTGTACCAATCATCCCAACCAAGGACATGGATGACGACGGAAACCTATCCAAGATTTACTACCTAGATACAGACTACCTCTACTTTAGCACTGCAATACCAACGCAGTACTTCGAGAGCGGAATCGAGACTGGCGACCCATTCGCAATCAACAGATTGGGTCAAGAGGGACTATACCGAACCATGGGTGAGATATGGACCACTTTCTTCGGCGCACAAGGGAGTATTCGTGACCTAAAGTGAGGTTGCAGAGGAGATAATAAAGAGGTGAAATGATATGGCAGCAACAACACACAGAGGAATAACATACACAACAAGCGGCAGCGCTACCACCACGGTCAACCTAGACCTTGGTCTATGGGCTGGCAATGACGAAAGCGAGACACTATGGCTCGACGGACAGGCAACTGCTGGTTACCCCGGTAACCTAGACGGTTTCCAAGCAACTAACACACAGGTAGTAGACAGAAGAAGCCCAAGGCTAGTCGCTGTGACAATGAACAGCGCTCTAGCAGAAGGCGAGACTCTTACCCTAAGCGGCTCTTGCAGCAAAATCCTAACAGTAGTAGGACAGCACGCGGACGCAACTGCTAACTTTGCAGTGGTAAAAACCAGCGACCTTGTACTGACCTTCGACATAGAGGCAACAACTGACGGTACTACTAACGACACGACTGGAGCAGAATTACTGCTAGTGGTAGTCTGAGGTGGTCTTTCGTGCCCCACATGACCTACAAAGGACCCTACTACGAGAGGAAGAGCCCGGACCCAAAGGTCCCGGCATTCATTCGTGGACAGAAAAGGGAAGTCAGTCAGGAATGGCTAGACGAATTCCGTAGGAAAATCAGTGACGCAGTGTTTCTGATTGAGGGAGACGAAGGAGTCCACATTGACTCGAATGGAGACGGATTGCCAGATGATGGTTGGACAAGAGCCAATATCATCAAATGGCTTGAAGATAACGGAAGCAGCGTGGGTGGAGGATACAAAACTAAGACCAAACTATTGGGTCTGGTTGACAAGGTCCTTAACCCACCTGCCCCCGTAGTCGTACCGGAGGCCGTAGTAGAAGAGGCCCCAGTAGAAGAAATCGTCGAAGAACCAGTCGAGGAAATAATAAAGGAGGAATAAATAAATGGCATTTGAAAGTACAATTGATACACGACCACACACAATGGGTAACCTGCTAATGGTTACTGGAACCTTTACCAATGGCGGAAGCGATGCTGGAGGCACTATCGACCTATCTGGTCTATTAGCCGACATAGTAGCATGCAACGCAGTTGCGGGAAGCGGAACTGCTGGAACTGGAGCAGGAGTCGATGGAGTGTTCGCACTCATCAACGGCACCTCCCTAGTTATCCAGAACGTAAACGGGCAAGACGGCACATGGTTCGCTATGGGACACCGCAGTTAAGGCGGTGACCTAAATGGCTAACCTAACACCGAAGTACAAAGTCGTTGGACCCTTCTCACCGAAGGAGTTCAGTGACACGTCCACGCTGTCAACGACCATAGCAACTGCTGTAGGTACGTTGAGTGATGCGTCAAGCACTACCAGCCTGATAGCGTCGGACCCGTTTACGGTTTTGGGTAATGTCTACATACTGGTGACATACGTTTGATGGTGAGGGGTATGAATGGGTTTCGAATTGAGAGAACTTGATATCGAAGACATATCCAGAGCACAGAAACAAAACGTACGTTCGGACATAAAGTACGACGATGGAGTGGTTGGGGACAACCCCAATCCTTTGAAGGGTACTGTAAGCAAACAAAACAAGCGCGTCAAAGACGTCGCTGATATACTTAACATAGGTTCTGGTACAAGGTGCAAGCACTGTGGCTTCCTTCATTTTATGTGGAGAGAAACTTGTGGTTCTTGTAGCAGACCAATGGAATATAATTTAGCAACTAGAAATGAGGAGGCAAGGCTCTAATGCCACAAGTATTCAGTCCCGGTGAGCCTGAGACGAGACCCCTTGACCCTGATGCTCTTGCATACACCACACCACAGAAAGTCGCTGACTTGTTGGAGATAGGTCCTCAAGAAGCAGTGGCAATGGCGGCGGACGCTGGTACTACAGGGGTTTTCGTTACTGGAACTGACTTTCGTAACATCGGATTCGCAGTAGGAGACACGATTCTGATATACAGTGACGCTGACCCTCTAGGTTTGGAAAGGGTAATTACCACTATAACTTCAAACATAAATGGAGTCAGACTTGGTTTTGCTGATTCGATAACCGACACTGATTACCAGACTGCTGATAATCCATTCGTACAGAACAAAGCCTCATTCACAAACGGAAGCACCAGAGGCATCACACATGAGAAGGTAAAGCAACTCATTCTACGTGCACAAGATAGAATAGATAACACGACTCACAACTCATGGAGGCCTAATTTAGTTTCTGCCGAGTACATTAACTTCGACACATACAAACCGTACAGGCGTCGATACTACACTGATTACGTTGGTACAGCGCCCCTATTATTCAGAAACGTACAACAGTTGCTACGAGTTGAACTGTGGCAAGGTGATGACTACAGAGAGATAGGTGCTGCTGAGTTCCGTATCAAGATACCAGACGACCCACGTTCGTTGTCTGGCTCTATCGTTATGTCTCCCGGCAATGGTACTGCGGCTACACTCACAACAGGCACAGGAACCGGACAATGGAGAGCAGATTTCGACATGATAACTACAGCACAGAATCTTGCTGACCTAATTAACAAGGAAGACAGGGTCAGCAAGGCAGCCGTTGAGTTTGCACCCGCATTCACACTAGAAGGAAGCACGTCCAACGTCGCTTTGCATAACGAGTTCCTAGCCACGGCCAATGCAGACTACGGTAGTGGTCAAGTCAAAGTCACTAGTATGCGGTCTACTCAAGCAGGTGAATCTTGTAGCGTTGTTGTTACAGACAGCAGTATCGAGTTAGACCAAGTACAAACGAGAACTGCAACTGTCAGCAATGCTACAACGACTGTCTTAACCGTTGACTCGACATCTGGATTTGTTTCTGCTGGGGTTCTATCCGTTGGTGATACCGCTATTAGATACACAGGTAAGACAGCCACAACATTCACTGGGTGCGCTTCTGTCATAGGCTCTTCCGTAGACGATTTGAATGGACTCACCGTAACACAAAACATACTACAAGTTGACTTGCAGGGTGGTAGTTCTAGCGGTGATAGGGCAAGACTGAGGGACTACTGGGTAGACCATGAGATGGGCATAGTCTACTTCAACAACTCATACCCGTTCTTCGAGTGGAACGCAATCAAGGTCGCATACATCTACGGTGAGCGATACGTGGAGAAAGCCATTGAGGACGTTTGTACTAAGATGGTCGCCATCGAGTTACTACTAAGCGATGACAGAAGCGTCCTCATACCAGAGGGAACTCAGAACGTTGACCTGTCATCTAAGATACAACTATACAGACAAGACATCGATAGGACTCTACCTAGATACATAGAGGTGATTTCCTTTGAGTAAAGAAATGGAGAGACTTGTCTATGCTGAGTGGAAGAAGACACTCGATGCTGCACTAGGCAGTGGTGATGTCCAGCAAGAAATACAGAAAGCAGTAACAGAGGGCTCTGACTACAGGGAGGCTGTAGAGAGAACCGAGAGGGGTCTTGATGGTGATGACTTATCGTTCGAGGACGAGGCCCTATTGCAGGATAGGGTCAACCGAAGAATGATGACTGAATCCCCTATATTAATTGAGTATAAACTAAGAAACGAGGGAGGCGTCATTCTCCCTGACCACGACGCTTATGACCGTGAGAAGAAGAAGAAAGAGTTCATGGAGTTCTAATCATGGTAGCGACGTTCAAAGAGGGCATTGATGCTGTGGTTGATGTGCTCAGCGATAATTGGAGCAGGGGCAACACTGACAACTACAAGCCTGTTATCATTGATATAGCCGAGACCGGACCTGAGAGAGGCAAGCGTCTGGACTTGGATAAGACTGACTTCTTACTCGTCTTTGAGACAGCGCACAACGAGGAGACCCCTGAGTTGCTGTATGACTTCGTGACGACTAGGATAAACATCACCGTAGACATGCGAACCATGAGGAGTCGCACGCATTTTCAAAAGATGGAGAACGAGTTGAGAAGATGCATTCATCTGAACAGAAAAGGCGACGGTGTCAACTTTGACAGATTGGTGTACAAAACTCGCACGGATTTGTCAGATAGGAGCAAGAAACTCTTCAGAATGACCTTCCAGATAGAAGTTGTTATCTTTGCAGAGTTAATCCCATGAGGTGAGAGGAAGCCATGCCGTCGACAGTTTATCGTGGAGATTTGTCCGAAGTAACGTTCGGGCACGAGTCTGCAATACGCTTGGAGCACAACTATGCGGGTTCCTTCAAGTTCACTGCTTCCTTCGAAACTGGCGCTAATGCTGCTAATGCACCACATCAAGACTTGGTTAAAGACACCAGTGTAATCGTTCTTAGCGGTGGTGTTGCAGATACACCAGTAAACAGCGGTATACTTGAGTTTCCAAATGGCATGTTAGTCGGTAGCAAAGTCATCTTCTCAATAGCATCTGGGAGTTCCAACTTCTCACAGGATGATGATTACGGTAACAGTGGCAGAATGTTCACAATCATCAAGCAGGAAGTCGCCAATGATGCTAACAATGACAATGACGGTAAGACTGAGATTACGATAACACCAGCACTGAAAACCGACCATAGTGCTGCTGACAAGGACTCCGAGTCAAACGATGTAATGACCATCCTACCATTTGCAACGCCCAACATCGACGTTGACATGGCCCATGCCGATGCTGCTAATGCATCTGCTGAGAGTGTTTTGACTGACCAATTCGTTGGACTGGTAAGCACAGTCTCCCTCCCTGAGACCAAAGTTGACCTCAAGAGGTATCACGTGGTAGGTCTTGGTCGTGATGTGGCAGTACAGGTCCCCGGTAGGTTCACCAACGTGGGAGGCTCTTTCGATTGCAACATACACAACGGCAGGTGGTTTTACTACTGCTTAGGGCAGGAAGTCGTAAACGCAGACAGTGTAAGGCAACAGGGTCATGCTAGTGATACGTATCAACTAGCAGCAGCAACCGAGGCTGGGACGTCATTCATCACCTTCGACAGCAGTGGCAGTACCAATCCTAGAATACCAGCGGATGGTGGTAGTGGTGCTGATTTGAAGATAGGCGATTACATCTTCATCGATGGTGCTAGTGATACGGTCGACAGAGTCGATGTTCAAACATACAGAGACACTGGTGTTGGTGGAGACTTAGCAGCGGATGCATGGCCAGCAGTCAATGCCACTCAGATAATTGACAAAGCAATCAAGGAGGAGGTCAGAAGGATAGTGGCAATAAGCATGTCCGGTGGTGATGCAAAGGTCTGGTTGGACGACCCTCTTCACTATGCATATGACAACAATGCCAGAGTTTACTTCGCTAGATACCAGACTGATTCAAGCAACGGCAGTCCACACAGAAACAAAACCACTGGTGCCTTGTCCAATCCCGTCAATCACCTATTCTTCTCACGCACCACTGTCCCCTCATTTGCGATGGAAGTTAGCGTTAGAAGAAGGGACACAGACAGCAATGCTGGTACATTTGACGGTGGTACTACGGATTCCAAGCAGTTGACTCGTGTATTCAGGGGTTGTAAGGTTAAGGACTTCTCCCTGAACGCTGACACAGACGCTGCGCTACGCATGACTGTAAATTTCGACTCAGCACTGTGCTATACAGACACAGGTAGATTGGAGTCAACCAACCCCGGTGACAGGTACAACACTCATAGATTGTTTGAGGATACCGCTAACACGGAAGTCAAGAGAAAGCAATCTGGTATAGAGAAGGGCACTCAAAAACCATTCATGTTCTACAACGGCAACATAAGCATGCTAGGTACCCAACTAGGGCAAGTAGTGTCTTTCACTCTAAACGGCAAGACCGGAGTCCAGCAGTACTATACCATCAGTGCTGCTAACATAGGCAACGCTGCCACTGACCAAGTTCCATTTGCAGGGACACGTAACCCTACGTTGGCAGTTGAGGGTAAGACTGAGTATGATTTGGAGATGGAGATAATCGTAGACGACCCTCTATTCTATCACAACATGCGAAGAGCAGTTGAGAACTTCGATGATACTGATGAGGCAGCACAGACAGATTCTGACATGATACGCCTCTCATTCAACAAAGTCGTATCTAGTGGTACAGCAGAAAGCATTGACATACTCATTGATGACTATTACATTGTTGAGGCACCTCTACCGATACCAGAGGACAAGGGGCCACTAAGAGCAAAGTTGAAGATATTACCAAAGGCAATAAAGGTCATCGCAACAGATACCGTTATTCATGCCTGAGGGATACTATGTTACAACCAAAGCCAGTTAAAAGGGTTCAGTATTATAGTAGACATCCACACAGCAAATACGTTGAGTGGTTATTGAATATCAATGGTATAACTACATACAAGCAAGAATGGCATGAGGGTTTGCTCACTCAATCCAGCAGAAGTTCAGTTGATGACATAGTAATGGAGAGGATAAGAAACGGTCACATAGAGGAGGTTGTGGATGAAACCCCCTCTTGGGTAGATGCGGCCTTCGATGTTCTAAGGGACAAAGTGTCAGACGTGGCAGAAGCCATAGAGGAGATGTTTGAAGAGGAGTTCATAGAGGAGATTGATGATGGTGTCCAGCCCGAACAGGAAGCAGAGGTTGAGGATACTGAAGAGAGAGTCGAGGAGATTGAGGAAGAGGAGGAGGAAACAGAGATTGTGGAAGCTCCTCAAGAGGTTGTCGTTGAAGAAACCGTAATCGATGATAGGGATAATCCATTTGGGGGAGAGATAGACTACAACTCATTCACCGTGCGTGAGTTACAGGCATTGTGCAAAGAGCGAGGAATAACCATCAGAGGCACTAAATCTGAGGTAGTGTTAAGACTCCGACACCATGACGCAGGTATAGTCGACCAACCGACCAAAGGCGAAACTGACGTCCCCTCGCAAGAGGCTACTGATGTGACGCCGGATGCCCCCTCGCAAGAGGCTGCAACCGAGGATGTGACACAACATGACGATAGTAGACAAGAATCACCTAATTACGAGGAAGAGTGAACAAAGGCACGAAGTTAGTGCAGACCGCGATAATCCAGACATGAAGATGGAAGTCTGGATAAGAGAAATTACGTTTTTTGACGTGCAAAAAGCAGCGCAAAGCATGTTTTCTATGGAAGGCAATGACGTTTCTTTGAATCTAGATGGATACTGGCGTTACGCATTCTCAGAGTGGGTTGTAAGAACAAACCCCGATTTGACTGTTGATGATATGATGAACCTAAACGCATACGTCGGTCAGCAGATAGCAGCACTACTACCTAAGCCAGATGAGTTGGCGGAGGCAATGCAAGGGGGTTTTACGAAGGCGAACAGTTGAAAGTTCGGCAGTTTCTAAAGAAAAGAAGAATAGAGTCTTCAGAAGATTTAGAAATGCAGATGCAACTGTTCGCCTATATCGTGGCGAAACATTACAGTATATCACTACACGAGGTCTACAACATGAGCGAACCAATCTTCAGACAATCTCTATCTTGGGCTCTTGCAATCAATGAAGAAGAGAAGCTAGAGCACAAAAGGCAAAAGGTATCAGACAGCGATGACACTGTTGAGTTCGACTATACATTTCTTGAGATGGAGGAGGACTTCTAATGGCAGTTGGACTACAGGCTGCCTTACTCACTCTCAATGCTATGCAGGGTGTTTTACAAACGATTAACGCAGGAATGAGCGTAATAGGCGGTGCAGCTACAAAAATAGGTCAAGCGTTGGGTCAGGCTTTTGCTTTCGCTAGAGATAAGGCGGTTGATGCGTTTGATTTCATAAAAGAAGCATTTGAGCCTTTGACCCAAGCAATCGTCTCAATATGGAACGGGGTGGTTATGCCGATATGGGACCTGATGAAGGAGGGCATGATGTTCTGGTTCAACCTGTTCAGTGGTGAATGGGGCAAAGCGCTGGAGAATGCAAAGACGATATGGGATAGCACATTTGGTAGGCTATTCGAAGGTCTGATGACTGGTGCTACAATCGCATTTGATGGCCTCAGGTCTCTATGGGGCACGGTCACAGGTGCCATGTCCACTATTTTTGATGCTACCATTGGAAGAGCATTTGAGGGGTTGCAAAATGCTGCTAGCACTGTCTTTGATACGATTAGTAGCGCTTGGGACACTGTTACAAGTGTGATGAGTAGTATCTATGACAATACCCTTGGTAGAATATTCGATGCGATTGGTGGTGCTCTAAAAGGTATATTTGACTTTGGAGCATCTGTAGTCGGTGGTGTGAAGGATTTCGTTACAGGTGGCGGTGGAGGCGGTGGCACCACTGTAGGCACAGCCGTATCTGGCGGTGTGTCGTATAACTTTGAGATGACATTCAACCTTAGCGGCATCACCGATGCTACTGACAAGAGGGAGTTGGCTAGGGAGATTGGTGACTTGATACAACAAGAACTTGCACGCAGTGTTGGTGGGGGAACAATGAGTGGGAGGTATGGTTGATGGCAAAGGCCGTTCCCATCAGATTGGTTCAAGAGAATGGAAGGCTCATTGAGTTAGACGCTACTAGCATGGTTCTAAGCACGACAAGGAAAGTCGGTGGCTCAGCATTACCTTGGACCGGTAGCAGAAGAATAGGAATGGATTGGAACATAAACAAGGCATTCATCAACATTCAGGGCGTAATCAGTGATGACAGGGACGGTACGCCAGAAGCAGCACACTCTGCTACCATAGACTTCGGTCATCGGATAAATGACAGAAGCGGGACTCAAACCGCTGTGGCTGCCTCTTGGGCTTCGTCAACCAACTTAACAGCATTACTGGGACGCATTCTTAGAATACAATCTAAGTCAAGCACCGCGTTAGATTTGATAACTTTCACAAACACTGCTAGTGCTGGTGCTACTGCGTATTCAGCGACAGGCGGTGCTGGTAGCACGCCTACAGTGTTGGTGAACACCAGTGATGCGACACCTGAGCAGATTGCCACGGGTGTCGCTGCATACATCAACGCGCAACTCTCATCCAAGTACACTGCTACGGTTCCCACAAACGGTGGTAAGAAAGCGACTTCCAGTGGTGCGTTATCCGATGCTAGTACGCTTGTAAGTATCACAATGGCCACTACTGGTCTGTCTACCGCTAGGACTATTATTACGCCTGATTTCTTTCTTGATACTAACGCCGGTGCATATTTTGTCAACCCTATCATAAGGAAGTTCTCAGGTGGGTCGGACAAAAACATAAAATCAGCAGGTGACAAGGTACAGGACCTCTACGGTGTAATCAACAACAGTTCTAGAAGAGGTAAATACCTCTCTCAAATTGCTGTGAAAGAAAGCAAGAAAAAAGCCAGAGACAGAAACGACCTGAGGGACTACATAGTTGGCATACAGATACCGTACAACTCCACGATAAAAGCAGAGAATGGCGAGTTGTATGTCGCACGTAACTTCTTCATGCCCACTGGATTCTACTACGGCAAGGAAAAGACATCGGAGGGTAATAACCATCCCGCAAGTGTAGATATGTCTGGTCTGAATGATGAGCGTAGAGGCATCCAAGGAGCGGTGCAGAAACTCGATATCACATATGATGCTGGTGAGTCTGTATACTCGTTCAACTTGATATTCGCACCAATAGACAACATGATACTATCTTGATGGAGGAGAATCAGTGACAGTAATTACCCGTAAGAACCATGCGATGTTCTTCAACGGTATCACTGACAGCATCGTAGTGCCTGAGGGTGCTTTCTCTACGCTAGGTGACAAAACAACCCAAGACACCTATGATGTCAGGAACATCCTCTCACCCGACGCTCCCCTCTCATACAGGTCACAGGGGGCTACATCTGGAGCCTTCAACGGGTACATCACAATCGAGGCATGGGTCATACCAGACTGCGGTGGTACAGTCATCGAGAAGGAGGGACAGTTCAGGCTATCACTAGGAAACATAGACACACCCGGCCCTGCTGTGTTTGTAGCACATCTTACAGGGGACCAAGGAGATACAACTGTCACACTAACCACGGCGAATGAGGAGTCTAACAGATACGAGGGAACCGTTTATCCCCACATAGAGTATCAGGGGATACAGGACTCGTACAACAGATTCGTCAGCGGTAGTGACGATGCTACTGACTTGAACAAGAATCACAGGCCACTCATACACGTGGTAGCTGCAGTAAGACCATCAGCAGTGGAGTTGTATGTCAATGGAGCCATGGTGGCATCAGAATCAACAAAGGACAAGGGACTGACACTCAGGTCATCGTCTCACCGCACATTCATCGGCGGTGAGGGTGGGCGATTCCGTGGCACCATGGAGGGTATACACATTAGTGCTGCTTTTAACCAAAGCATGGTTGATGGCAATGGTCCGTACTTAGATGCTGAGACTCTGCTGTTGTATAGATTCGAAGAGCCAATATCACCAATAGAAGGTGTGTTTACATTCTCCTCGATAGCAAACAATAGCACTACTATAGATGGAGTCAGCGTTACAGTCTCCCAAATTAGTATGTCTAGTGCGGATGCTACAACATTAGCAAAGAGTTTGACCGGGCTGTCAAGTGTCACTAGCAACTACGTGTTTTCCAAGGATTCCACAGGTGTGCATAAGTACTCCAGCGGGGACTACAAAGTTCTAGACTATCAGTCCGGCTCTCTATCCACACATGCTATCTCCCATACGCCCTACAACCTCCTAATCAACCCAGATGGGATTGACCCTGATACCAAAGCGCCTAACAGCAAACCACCTGAGAGAGTTAGGCTACACAGCATAAACGTCGATACAGGCAACCTACTTGTGTCCAGCATACACCTAGACTTCGCCTCCTCTACCAACGGTATGATACCTGCTTTACACACTAGGAGCACTGGAGTGGACAACCACTTCGTTGTAGTGAGTTCCGACCTTCTCCTAGACTCAGCGACTGGTAACCCGTATCAGCCTCCGCACTTTACTTCTCAGATTATCGATAGGACAGGGCAGATGGTGATTGACGAGAGTGAGTTCCAGAACCATGGTTTCGTCTACTCATCCGCTATGGCCACCACATCCTCTGACACCAACAACCCTTTTGCGGCTACTTGGCCTACTACGGTCGATGAGGCGTATCAGATAGGTCATAGTGGTAGACACACCAACAACCACGTCGAGGGTCACTGTTACCTGAGAATGCTACCAAAGTCCTCTGAGGAGATAATAGACCAGAGAGCTGATGGGTCCGCTGATGTTATAGAAATCATCTATGACGAAGTGCAAACAGGCATACACAATAGAGTTTCAATAAATAGTATGGTAGATATTTACCGTGAGTTTGGCAATATGGAAGTTGTCAATGTGGTAGACTCCAGCACTGTTACGGTGGCGTTCAACTCATACAATGGCACTGGTAGTCCACCCACTGGTAAGAGAAAACTCATAGCGATTGGTGGCCCTAACTTCGATTACACACCCTTTGCTCTAAAAGGACCCGTGCCGCCCTTCCAAGTATATGATTCGGACGATGCGCAGACGCACATCAGCGATGACATACGCAAGTATCACGTTAAACCTTCAAAGGAGAGCAGGGTCGCTATACTACACGTACCGAGGCTTACGCAACTGACACCAACCCTAGCACCCTTTGTTGAGATACACTACAACGCCATCGACCTGACTGGTGCGAGCATGAGTGGCACAGTGCAACCCTTGCTCATGGTAGAGAAGACAGTGCCGTCCTCCGATACTCTAGTCTCCGGTAGCGAGTATGTTTACGATGCCATCATCAACTCAATCGCATCAGGTCACACGTTATTCTCACCCGGTGGTTACATCGACGTCGATACAGAGGAGATAAACGTAGGCGATGAACTACTCTATGACCACAGTTTTGTGGGTGATACATCAGAGGGCTTCTCCTCCGATGACGAGGTTGATGAGTCCCTCACACCAGCGAACTACACACCGAGGAACAACTCGGACTCCATACAGAATCAGACTCCCGGTGTCATACTTGAGTCAACCAGCACCACTGGTGACCATGATTCAGTGTTTCATAGGCTCTATTTCAATCAAGTCAAGAACACAAAACTCCTGACAGATAAAGGCAGTTACGATAGACTAGAGCCCGATGTAACACCCAACAGCCCTGCTGCTGGTCAGTTTGACACAGGCACTGTGACTTCTGCAACCCCCATTTACGAGATGTACGATGTTATTGACAACTTTACACTGACTGGCAATAACTCCGCTGACATGCGTATCATACTGCAACCGACTGATAGAAGACGCAGTATGCTTCTCTCTAATGTGAATATCAGCGGTGTCCTCAATCGTGTGTCTATACTCTACATGATGAGTCGTGCCAAGGTTAGGAGCATTGATGAGACTGTGGGTGAGCAAGGTGGTATAGAGGGGATTAGGTGCGTCGGTGTTGCAGACTCCATCGTATCTAGGAGAATAGACTTCACAGGGAAGGGAAGTCCAGACTCCCATATTGTCAAGGAGATAGAACCCAATGCGCCTGTGGTCACGGTGAGTCTAGGTGGACCGGGTCAAGGTGCCATGGACACCAGACCTGTTTTTCAGAAGAGCATACTTGCTCATGAGTCCTATTCAACCCGCAGGTCTTACTCAGTGACAGCACACCAACTAGACGTCAACTGGAGCACTGGTGCGGCGACGCTACACGTTAAGCCCTTGAACAATGAAAGCACTGATTTAGCATCTTGGGGAACATACGGCTTCCCTCGTTATGGTAGAATACACCTACCTGATGGGAGCAGTGCCAAGTACGACAGCAAGACTGGGTCAACGTTTGTCTTCAGCGCAGCCAGCGCGTCTACCTTGGACTTCCTGTCCAGTGATGGCACCTCGCACCTAGCAGTCGGTAAACTACTCAACGCTACTGGCTTCATGGTTGGACCGACCAGTGGTACCTCCGTCACTATAAACGGTAACTTCACAGTGTTCAGTGAAGCGGACTTTGGAAACGAATCTGACTTGGAAAACGGCACTACCTTGAATGATAGGATGCATCAGTCTCTAAACGATGTACAGCATGACTATCAGTTAGGGACTCAGTACGCAAGCACTAGGGCAATAGCGGAGATACCCCTGTTCTCTGAGCAGTTCTTCCACGACTCTGTTGGACCCGGTAATGCATTCAAAATACACGTTGACGCTACTCATACAGCACACACATACAATCCCAGTCCGGTCGGTAGGAGATTCAAGAGCGAGAATGAACTTGCAGACAGGGAAGCCAAATCAGCGTTTTCAATAGCTTTGCAGAACAGGGAATACTTAGATTCGACATTTGCAATAAAATGGGATACCATTAACAGAAGGCTGTATGTGAACAACATAAACATCTTTCCAGACTCAACCACAAGCACTGCTACTTACAAAGGCGTAACCACCGCGTATCGTTACAGAAAGGTGCATCTTGCCAATGGTGAGTGGTCTTGGTACACCAGTGTCAATAGAAGCGATGGGTACTTACAGTTGCTCGACGCTACATACGGGCAGAGCCCGAACTTCTTTGAGTCATTAGCAGTGGGCATTTCCGTCTTCATCAACGACGCAGGCATAGACAGTTCTCTGATACCAATCAGTTCAGATGAGTTCACACCATCCTCCGACTTCGAAAACAGGGATGAATATCATCACGATGCTGCCAGTGTAAAGACACAGGGTGGAAATGTAGACTACGGCCTGCGACAATACGTCAGTGCCGTTGAGTTCAAGGCTGGGCCAGAGTCCAATCCACACGCACCTAGAGTAGATGTAAAACGTGCTACTGGTAAGGTGCTGACTGCAACTGTCACTAGACTCACAGGTGTGCCGGAACAGGCTGTTACAATCACTCTCAGTGAAGAGGACTTCGCAAAGTTCCCTGACTTGGGATACGATACTCTAGCAAATGCTCCCTCCTCCGTTGGGGACTTGGGATACGAGGTGCAGTACGATGACAATGGCACGGTGTACAGTTACCAGTATCATGGCCACATCAAGACGATAAACAGCGTCGCAACACCTAAGAACAGCATAACACTGGTCTTCCAAACATCCGGTGCTACATATCCATTAGTCGATACTGGTGTATTAATCAATAGAACTGCACTTGGTGGTGGTTCCTATGCACAGGGAACAACTAGCGCCATGATTGTAGACGGTGTTGATGCAACTACGATATTTACTGTGGGTGATTTACTTTTCCAATCCGATGGTAGTAGTGCTGGAGAGATAACCGCTGTTTCATCAACAGCAGTTACAGTGGGTGGGGGAACCACTAATGGGGCATTCAATGACAATGAGGAATTGAAAGCCGCGCAGGGATTTCCTGAAGGCGTCAAGATAACCCTGACAAGTAAACGCAGAAGCATACTCGGGACCTCAGTCACCACAGAGGTATCCGATGGCTCTCAGTACTATCGTGAGTTAAAGAACAGCCTGAACATTACCGATGTCACCGTTACTGCACAAAGCGCGGACTCATCATCACCGTTTGAGATAACCGTAGACGGTGCCAGTGGAAAGAACGTCAACGACCTACACGGCACGAATGTCAAGAAAGGCGACATCCTCTACTACTTGGAAGACACTAGCACTGACAAAATACGAAGAATAGGAATCGTTAGTGAAGTCGAGAGCGCTGATGCAAACGGCACTCAAATCATCAACATGACTGCCGCAACGCCAGTAATACCATCCAATGCAAAAATAGCAGTATGGATGGGTGACTACGAGGAGAAAGATGCCGTTCTCAATGCAACATGGCTCAATCCCTACTCAGTCGGTGGATTCCGTGATGGCGACACCGTGTGGGCCAATATGTCATACAACAACCCGCACGCTGTTGAGGGGCTGTTTGCCAAGAGCAGAGGAGTCTACAACGAGTCACAGGTCTGGAACGCCTTCAATGGCGGTGCTGGTGAGTTAGACACCACCAACCCCAGAGACAGCATACCGCTTGAGAACTTCATGATTGGCAATACCTGTCTGGAAACAGCCAGAAACTATGTCCAACACGTCAACAGAACGGTTGAGGAGAATTACCTAGCATTAGGACTGACTGTATCACAAGCACCCACTGTGGCATTTATTGACCCCTATCTATCAAACGACGACCATGCGCGTGTGCTATTGTACGATGTGGCACATGACAAGGAGTTCATCGCATTCCAAGACATACACATGCAGGTACAAACTAGCCCTGATGCCGTTCAGATAGGATGGCCTAAGGAAGTGGTTGAGGACGGCGGCAGCACAAGGAGCAGGCTACACAAGGTCAACGCTGTCTACAACGGAGCAGGCCCAAGCCCGTGGACCACGCAGATAGATGTCACTAACGGATTCCTGTCACAGAACCCATACATACGAAGCACACAGCAATCCAAGTTCATAGAGAGCGCATACGCCCACGACCTGTCTAATCGACATACTGAAGACTTGTTGGACTCAACCACATTCAATAATCAGGATACCAATGACTTCCCGACTGATGGTAGAAGCATAGCAGGCGCTAGGTTGTACGGAAAGTCACACGGACACTACGTCCACACTGGATACTCCTACGGGGGTGCAGTCGATGGACTCAGAAACGGCTACAGCCTAACACCCAGAACAAACGACAGCGTATCACTTCACAAAATCGCTGACCCGTTACATGACTTCACCAGAATACCAGTGGATGCTGTGGACTCCTACACTGACTCCCTAATAGACCTGAGAAAGGGCACTAGCAATTGCACTTTCAGAGACCCTGCTACTTTCTTCGATACTCCCGATGGCACTAGAGTCATACCTGCCTTCCTCTGTCTCAAGGGAATACGCAACACATCACTCGACCTATCCTCCCATGAGGAAACTAGACTACAGCACCTACCACAGTGGAAGGACATGGGCTTCGTCAGAAGACTGACGATAGACTTGGGTGAGGTGGCGGAGAAGGATGGTGTTGTCAATACTCTCAGTGGTGCAGAAGAAGTAGTCCGTATGATAAACCAGCATGCTGCTCTAAACGCTAGATTGCTAAGTGGCTCTGCTCACGACCCTGCCCCCTTCTGGCATACAGACAACGGTGACAGGGGCACGCACATGGGATACATCCGTGCTCATATAGGAAGAGAGGTGCAAGACCTAAATGGTGACGTAGGCTTCACTATCGTCCTACACAGCACCGTACCGGGTGCCAGTGGTAGAAATTTCTGCGCTTGGCTGGACAACAGCACAGGGCAGACATCGTATCAACCTCAGTTCCTAGTTGGTCATGGTGGCAGATGGAGAAACTTCTGGGCCCTTCCAGATGAGAGAGAGGGTGAGAACATGCACCCGGCCCCTATGCCTCTTGATAAGAACGGCAGGCCCTTTGCACCAATAACGACACTACAGCAGTATGTGACATCTATAGAGAGCGGTGAGGATGTCAGGAGCGTTGCTGATTTCGAAGACACACCAGTGATGAGAGCAGTCTCAGATTCGATAAGCGGGAAGAACCACAACTCAATCAATGTGGAATCTCTTGACATCAAGGGTTCATCTTCATCCCTAGTCAGAGGTCTGAGGACAGGGCCGAGTGCGCTTGCTAGAGTCAACTTCGGTGGTCTGGTCGCAAGCGGTGTACCCGGCTTTGCGCCAGATGCGGGTAGTTGGGGCTTTGGCTTCAACGGCGAGAGTAAGTTCAACAACAGGTACGGCACGACATCGACATCCACTTACTCCTCACATGTGCCCACATCTCAGGTGTCCCAAGACGCAGTCGGCATAGGGCAGATATACGGTCTGAGCCTGACTGACAATCTAGGTAGGGAGAACACTCTAAGATACATCTACAGAACCATGGGTGAGTCCTTCTCCAATAGCAACACGTCACTGCCTGACACGATAGAGGAAGAGGTATGCGTATTCATAGACGACAGAGATGTATCACAGGGCGGTTTTACAATTGGCAGTGCCATGAGTGGTTCCGGCGATGCCACTGGTAGAATGAGTTTCTCAGCCGTATCTGAGAGCTTGGGTAGTTGGAGAGGAGCAAAATGGAGAGGTGTCGCCGCACCAAACGCTGCTACTTTAGTCACTGCGGTATTGAGCAGTGAAACCCTATCAATTACCTTTGTTGCCCCCTTTGACGCATCTTTTACTGATGACAAACTAGGTTATCTTGGATTCCCAAAGGAAGACGGTATCATACAGATTAGCGACTATGACGGTGCCGGTGATGCGAATGTGGGTCTAACGTTGTCATATACTCATAGAAGCGGCACTGTGTTCTATGGCGTTACAGGAGTGTCCTCACTCACAAGCACCTCTTATCTCATATCTTCTGTATTGAATCAAACCACATTAGTTACAGATGAGTTGCTCGCTGCTGTGACTGCTGCTGCAATCAATGCAGGAGATGAAGTAAACAGCTTAAACGGGCATACGTTTGACTGCACAGACATGTATGCCTTCGATGGTAAAACGTTTGGAGAGTGGGGTGTTAGCCCCAACGCGATAAAAATACGAGCGTATAATCCTAACAAAAGAGTAAAACCATTGAATACATCTTACAATGCATCTGTGTTTAGGGATTTGGGTATTCAAGCAGCACACTTGGAATTCGGTGAGGTTGAAAAAGTAACAAGACCCACTGGCACTGCTAGTTATGCATTCGGTACATCACGTGCAGTGACTGATGCTAATATAGATGCAAGTAGAAACATAGATTGTGGATATGTACCATATACAGTTTTGCAAGTACGAACAACTGCAAAAGGACCCATGGGAAATACAGCATCACCTAATTTGGTAGATTCCAAAAACGTTGTACTGAATACAAATAAATGGTCAAGAGGACTAAAGGGAATGGATTATACCAGATACTCTGGAGACCACATACTACCCTCCATAGACAATCCACATTCCATTTACACCACGGGTTTTTCTACAGTCTCTGCGGTTGTTGTCGATGGTGAATTTGCTGAGGGCCACACCGGTGCGATAGCAATAGATGGTGGAAACTCAAACGTGTTCACCGTAGGGGACCTGATTGTAGATGCCGCTGATAGGGTGCTAGGACGAGTTACCGCTACCAATACAACAACTAGTTTCTCAATAGACGAATTACGTGTCAACGTAGCGGATACACTACAGATAACAAGGAGAAAAGCAATCGCTGAGACCACCAAGGACTGGCAATCAACAGTGACCCTTGGTGCTAATATGTTCCAGTTCCTCATACCAGCATGTACTGATACGACAGGTAGCAGAATACCATCGTTCGGTGAGAGGAAGAGAATATACCTGACGAATGAGAAGTCGATAGTCGTTGAAAGCAAAGTGGGTACAAACGCTGCCACAGAGTTATCTTGGGATATAGACGATTCTAACAACATGCCTAGAGAGATAACATTCGAGGGCAACATACTCAGCACACACTTCGACCCTGATTTCAACGGCCTTCGTTCCATAGGCAGTGTGTTCTCAGAGCCCATCGTCCACTTCCGTGGTGGTAAGAGCAGCAGGGACCATAGTGTGCCCCTGTTCTTCGGTGGCGGCTTTAGCGGTGTCGTGCTTGATGTAAACGATGGTACCACAAACGATTACTCGTCATTCTACACACATCCGTACGCTAACGGGCCTACAGGTGTCTCTGGTATTCAGAATGCCAGTGAAATATCGACGAGTTTCGCTATGCTTGACACCAACGCCATGTTCGCCTTCTTCCCCGGCGCAGCTCTGTGCAACCAACATCGTGGCAGTATCACACCTCCAGTATTCAATAAACAGAACATACTGTCACCTGATTTGAACAGAGGCTCCTCCACATACACTAGTGGCGTGGTCAAGGCAAAACCAGTACCAATGGTGCTTAGATTTGCACACCCGACCGCGAGATACGAAGACCATGTGAACAGTATTGACAGCAAGACTACATATCTAATATTCGGTCCGGGGCAGGCTTTCCCGTTTACCAACGAGGCTGCCTTGGATAGTGAAAGTGGCACTACGAACGCAAAAGAGCCATATCCGGGTCGTATAATCACAAGTGGTAACACATGGGCGAGTGTGCCCTTCAAGGGCGGCTACAGCAGTCTTGGCAATGACCAGCAACTGTTCCCCAACTCGATAGAGAACAGTAGGCACTCCTTCCTACCACCTCGCAAGGACTACTACAACACCACCGCTGGCTTCCATTGGAGGGCGATGGTCAACTGGGAGTCACCAGCAGGCTACACAATGAAGGAGGAACTCAAACAGAGACCAGAGCACGGTAGGCACTACGGACAACAACTGAATGATGACACTCCATATGATGCCAATGACCTCACGAGAGTCACACCCAAGATGCACACACCTACCATAGGCTTCGGCATCACCATGGCTGCTGATACGGTGTGGCACATGGACGGTGGATACCACCCCGGCGGCTCTTGGTTGGACAACCAACTCACATTCAACCCACCACACAAGGGCAAGTCGGACTCAAGAGTCCTCAGTAGCAACTGGGAGAGGGCCAACCAGATACACCCAACTGCGTTCAGAGTCGCAGGGCCGTTGACTGACCGCATACTGGACTACGTCGGTAACGGCAGTGAGGCTGTGGTAAGCGGTGATGTAGACATGGAATACATAGTTGTCGATGCGACTCGATGCCAGAACGGTGAAGAGTTGGCCACGGTGTTAGGAGCGGCAATCAACGCATTCCCCGGTGCTGGCTCGCTCAAGGCGCTAGGTGGCACTCACATGCCGTCCATGGGCAACGCGATGCGTCAGGATAGATACGGCTGGAGGCATCTAGGCACTTTAGATGAGTATAACGACAGTTCATCCACTGGCAACTACATAGACAGCGAGTTCAATGACGGGGACGGCACGACATTCACGCAGGAGTACCTTGAACAATTACCGACATCTGGTTGGCTGAGGGCAATCAAGGAGTCAAATGGCGCAGTCGCTTGGGTGCCCTATCACTCAAGGGAAGTTCTCAATGAGTCTTCCAGCAACTGGAAAGTGAGATTCTACATGGCACCGAACAGGATACATGGTCAGAGTAAAGCCGAAGACCCCCAGACTTGGGAGGATTTCAAAGCCGGAGCATCTGCTGACTTCGCTGCTGTTGATGATACATACACATTGTACGTGTGGTCCAAGGCAGGCACTCTCCGATTTAACAACGAGAATGTGTCGACTAGAGACCACATGACACAAGTTCACTTTTCAGGCATAGCGGACGCCGTTGACCGCACTAGACCTGTAGGGGCGATAGGGTGGCATGGTGAACGGTACTCCTATCTCAATAGCCTGAAGATAACCAAGAACACATCAGGCACTGGTTATGCAGCAGGTCTAGGTGCTCACCATCCCATGCTCAACTTCTCCCCATACGGAACTGCTGGTACTGTAATGAACACACATAGCAATGTACCAGTCGTGGCACCAATAAGAAACAGCCCTGAGAGCACACCCACCATAGATGGGATAGGCATCTACGTCGCTACACACGTGAAGAAGGCTAACTTCTACACCAAGTACAATCTAACGACTGGTAGCGGTGGAGCATACGATACCTACACGTATGCATTTACACATACTGAAGACACCACAAATGATGCCAATCAGTGGAATGTGCCTACTAATTACATAGACAACACACCCCTACCAAAAGAACTCACTCTACCTCAGGGACTCTACACCAGTGCTTTCCTAGTTGTCAGTTACGACTCTGAAAGCAGTCTTGTCGCTAAGTTCGACAGGGACGGCATAACCGCCAATGGAGACTGGTTGCAGGTCATAGGTCAAAGCACGAACCCAATTACATACGCCGGTAACACACAGTGGGACGAGAGATTCCATGGTCAGGACAGATTTATCGCACCAGCCAACGCAGGGCCAAACGTAGAGGCACTGATTGTTGACAGCACAACTGTGCCAATTGCTGCTAATCTTGCTAGTGCTAATTGGGCTGCTACCACGTTTTCTGGAATCAGCAACTACTTCCATGGTGATGCGGGTAATAACACCGCTCAGTCAAATGAATTGGAACTGAAGAACGCAGTACCGGGATTGAACAAGATAGGAGACTTGTTGTTCGACCTAGACCACTCAGTCGGCTCTGTGTTACTTGAGTCCGGTGATGCGGAGAGAAATACATCTGCTGATAGTCATACTACGGCACACACAACTAACTGGCCAGCAAACTATTGGTTGAGTGATGTTAATGCTTTCCAGATGTACGAGGACTCCGCTGCACATAATTTCTCAGTGGAGAACGTGGTTTGGAAAAGAATGGATGGTGGAAACCTCTCCCTTCCTGCAATAAACGCACGTGGGTTAGGAGCAGTGCCATGGGTCACACGTGTGAAGAGTAATGCAGCGATTCTCACAGGTGAGAAGCTATACGGTAATGTCAGATTCTCTTTCGAAACTACCAACAGCGCGATGATGCCAGTGTTACAAGCACAGGAATTATCACACCCTGAGTTCGCTAGAAAGCACCCCTACAAGGTAGGCAATGTCCTTGACATACCGAATGAGGAAGTGCAGTTCCAAAGCATCAATGTGAGGGACGATAGCGGTCAGATGCATAAGATAGAGGGTGGTAGCCCGTTAGGCACAATCATACGAGGCTTCCGTGTTCCTGAGAACAGAGGCGTGGATGGTAGGGCGCCTGCACTTGCAAACAGTGGCAAGGAGCCCAACCTCAAAGTGCAGTTACCAGACCCCAACTCGATACCCGGCAACATAGTGGTGCGCTCGGGCTACGACCCCATACAGGCATACCAGAACGAGACCATGGGTACTGGTGGTATGCATCATCCTGACTTGGGCTCATCGGTTACAACCCACCTGTTCGACAACTCAGTGTCTAGCCCGAGACAAGGACCGACATACGAGAATCACAACTGGGAGAGAATCAACCCAGTGTCATTTGACTCCGAACTAGGTGCTTGGAACAACAACTCACCACTCAACACAAGTTACGAACTCCATGACAGAACCCTGTACTTCCACGTGACGAAGATGGGTCACAGTCACTCACACAGATACCCAGCGGTTTACACACACGCCGGTGGTGTCGAGAACGACGTAGTCTCAGTGACAGCATGGAACAGCAGCACAAGCGTCCTGACTATCGATGCGGTGTTGGACACTGATGTCTTTGCCGCTGGCTTCGGCACAGTGCAGGACACTAGGAAGTTCCTCAGGGTGTACAACCCCACCACCGACGAGGGTGCTGTGTGCTCCTACACCGCTCAAGGCAGCACCTCTATCACAGTAGTGGGCGATGTTAACTTCGCTACCTTCATGGCAGGGCAGACCGTCACTGACCTCAAAGTCGTCCCATCCTACTACATACCAGCAGGTAGCAACCGATTCTTCGCAGCAAGGAGGCTGAGGGACCATGCAGAGGTGAGCGGTAACTCCCCAGACATGGCCAACACCCTCTACCATGTCAGTGGGCAAACAGTTGGATTCGATGCTTACAGCAAACCCGTGATGACACCCATGCCTTACCCCAGAATGGGGCATCACTTCGTCACACCAACAATGCCGATGCTACCCGGTCATTGGGCACATCCAGCGTATCAAAGCCTCTACAGGCGCCATTTGGCCGATTTTAATTCGACAACCTCTTTCCATGACGCAGGTCTTTTCGACAAGCATACAACTGCAATCAACAAACTATCAGGTGTTGAAACATCCTTGGGAACGTCCCTTGAGGACAATATCAAGCCACTTGACAGTGAGATAAACTTCAGTGGTGTAAACGCAGCTCCGTCGCTGCCCAGCGATATACACGGAGGCGCATTTACATTGATGTTCGAGACGAGTGTCAAATATGATGGTTATGGTGTATTAGCATCTTCTGACAAGGGAACTGATAGTGGCTCTGCTACTGCACTAGCAGGCACGGTAAACAAGGCAGGTGGCCACAGTATAGTGCTAGAGGCCGCTAGTGAATATACACTAGGTAGGCACTTCCCTGACCCTGCTGAGGTTGGTGCATATCAGATTGTGATACAACCAAATCTCTTCAACCACCAACTAGTTGGTTATCATAACAACTCGACGACTGAACTTACTAGTCAGCAGATAAACACTGTTATTGGCATCAAAAAGGACGCTGGGGACTCAAATGACAAGGGTGGACTTACTCTAGTGCTTGCAAAGGCCACTAATGCAGACGTGCGAGGTTGTGAAGTTTTCATCAATGAGAAGATATTAGATGTGAGTAATGACCCCGGTAGCCAGTTCACCAATATACCACCACTAATGTCATACAATCACATAGGTGCACAATTGACAGAAAGCCCTGCATTCACAAGAAGGGGATTCCCATATAGCAAAATGTTCAGCAATGCAACCCCTGCTCACACATTACACATACCATGGTGGAGCATACTACACAAGAATGGTATACAATACAATGGAAGTGCAGTTTCAGAAGCTACAAATTACAGAAAACTCACTCAATATAGCCCTGATGACTACTACTTATTCATGAGAAGCACCTTTGGTAGCGTGGGTAGTCAACTAACTATCAATGGATATACTTCACTATACTTAGATATATACGATAAATACAGAAGAAGTATCAGCATATCTCCAAAATGTATAGTACAATCATTCAATACTAGTGGAACTATAGTTGTAGATAATGCAAATACATTCCCAATGTTCCCATACTATGAACAAGAAGTGCAGTATACAGCCAAAAACGGCAATGTCTATTCCAAAGCGTTGGCTAGTGTGGATGGAAACACGGCAGCAACGGTAAATATTCCTAAAACACTCAATTTAGCCTCTAAATCGGGTGCTGATGGCTTTTGGGACAATATGTTCAACGGTGCTATACTCACTTTAACACATAGTTATGATACTTTACCTGCTGGTGATATAATTACAGACACGAGTAAAAGTGTATTTGCAAATATACTTCCAGATATAATTGATGGTAATCAAGATACAAACAGTAGATTCGTACCAGATGCTTTCCTATGTATGTGGCATCACAATCTAGGTAGGCCTAATACATACTTCTCTGACAACACTTCTCGCAGTTGGAAAGGTGCTCCTGTCAACAAGGCTCAGTACAATTCGATGCCTGAGCATTTCGAGACCATACACTACCATGATTTCACACACTCAATAAGTACCGGACCTTTTGACTTCCTAATCAAGAGGCCTAATATCACTAGGGACGGGCAAGTTACATCCGGCAATAGCACACATGATGCTGGTGGTACAAACGTCATGCTAAGCGGTTTCTGGCCTTGTGGTAGCCGTGGAGGGCCTCATGCAAGCAAATTAGACCTATATGGCATGGCAAGCGCATCTTGGAACGTGCATGCTACATCCACTAGTGCTAACTTCTCCTCTGACAGCAACTTGGAATGGGTGGACAGCGACGATGATGGCTCATATGCTGTATCCTCAGGTATTGCAACAGGGTCTATGGCAACTACCAGAAGAAGGCCATATGGGCACCGTAACGCTGTACGGCAAGCCTATAACAGGCCTAGATACGACCTATATCCACCCCGAGCACTGTATGAGGCAACCGCCTCAGGCTCTGGTCAAAACACCACGAACTACGATGCTGGGCCACTTGTGCAGACAGAAGCATACAGCAGTGGCTGGCTATACGGTGGTGGTGCAGGGGACAGCGCTGCGACCAAGGCCCTCACCTATGTCGGTGTGATGGAGAGGCAAACGAACTTCACAGGTATGCTCAATCAAGACCAAGAGGGCTGGCAGGTGAGGTACAGCGATGGTCGTAGGATGACCAGACCGTTCGGTACCCCTGTTCGCACGATACGCAACCCGACGGGTGTTGAGAGGGACTGGTGGGGAGATATCGAAGGAAAGGGCATCACAAGCCTCTCCATAGCCTCCCAGCACTATCTGGTGGATTGGTGGGGCAATGAGCGTGGAGAGGACGTAAGGCGCACTCCAGTGCGTGGATTCGGTATCAGGCCCTCGTGGGACTGTGCAGATGCATACGACATCGGCACCAACAGCGCTTACGCTAGAATATACAATAGTGGCAAACCACTCTTCAACCTCAAGGGAATCGCTGATTTGACGAATGGCAACATCTCAGTCACCACTAACTACACCATACCGAGATTCGGGGGTGTGTTAAACAGCAAGAACAACAACAGCACCACCACGTTAGTTGATGTGTTCTCACCAGTTCACTCACTGCGCATAGGGGACATGGGTAACGGCAGGGGCGTCAGATACCCCACCGCATTCAACGAGAGTCTATTGACGGAGATATCGTCCCCCAACCACAAGACAGGCATCGTCTTAAGTCACAACACCGCTGAACCGCTCTTCGGTGATGGTCTGTTACGCCCCCGTAACGATGTACTGCAAGCCGATGAGGTCAAGAGAGGCATAAGCGCTAAACTGGGAATAGACGACAATGGTCTGTTGAAATCCGAGGCAACTGTGAGTGACAGGGTCGAAGAGGTGTCAGGCACGACAGTCCACAAGGACCCGGTATCCAGAACGAGCCCGAGGATTGGAATCGATGCAGAGGTGGTTGAAGGCGTGGAGCAGAGCCATGTGGTAATCAACACCGAGGCCCACAGCCTTCACACCGACAGAAACGTCGGTCAGAGGGTCGTGCTACAAGGCTCCATGCAGATAGAGGGCTCATTGACCGATGCCAACTACAACACCATGTCTTTCAGCAGACAGACAGCGGGGTCAACTCTTAGCGCTGCCCACAAGTACTCCCACACCAATGCGTTCAGACCATACGGTGGTTCGTACATCATAGAGACCAAGAGTTACTCAGGGTTGTTCGATGACACTGGTTGGGGTGTTGCGTCCCTGACTGGTAGCAATGACACCAGCAACCCATACCAAGACGCCACCAATTACACCTCTGACACTGTTAGGAACAATGAGGATGACAGAATTGTCAGGTTTGTCCTAAGGCCAATCAGAGTGCTAGATGCAAATCACGTAGAGGTATTCAGAATACATAACTCGCTCAACGCCACATCGCCACAGCACTTGCAGAACTACCTGCACGCTACATCCGGTGGTAAGTACGGTATCTTCACCTATGAGACGCCCAACGGTAGAGCACCAACTGCCAACCTGTCATCGGGCAGAGCCGTGCCTGATACCAACGGACCGTATCTACCAATATTCACATTTGACCCGACAGGTGCGTTTGAGACCCCATCCTCAATGGGACCGAAGTTACTAGGCTCTGAGGTCTCTGGTTTCAGTAACGCCCTTTCGACTGACGTGTCAAGACTTATCATTACGGAGAACACTCTTCAACATCACAGGTCCGATGCACCTAGAAGGAGGGTCGAGAAGGAGACAGATGATGAAACGACAAAGAGCGACTTCACGGTAAAACCGAGGTTCAGTCAATCCCTGCACAACAAAGGTCACAAGGGAGACGTGTCGTTCAACGTAACTGACCACAGCGGAGATGGTGCTTGATGGGTTTGATACAGTCCTCGAAAGGTAGGTTCGACAGCACTCTCACTGATGTCATGAACGACTTGAGACAGCCCGTATTCGTCGACAATGCTGCGCATTATGCGAAGGTCCAACCCAAGAGCAACGCGAAGTCCCTTGTCACGATTGAGGCAGTCAATGCCGACAACTACGAGATTGCATCTGAGAGGACATACTCATTCACAGAATCTGAGTCTACCATATTGCTCACTCACACAGAAACGGATGGTCATACACTAAAGTCGGACGTGTTCTCCAGTAAAGGTAAGAACAGCATCACCAAACTACTCTTCAGTGAGAGTGACCAGAAGAAGAGGATTCTTACAAGCACCACGGCAAGCACTACATCTGGCCTCAGGGCAGACATGCGTAACATGAGGGGTGTCACACTGAAGGACTTAGGCTTTGATGACACAAGGGTCAGACTCGGACAAGGCATCGACATAGGCTTGCGCACCACCGACTTGGCAATCAGGGTAGGTGAGTCAATCACTGACTCCCTGAATGCTGTGACAATAGGCTCCCCTACCACCGTAACAAAGATGGGGGCTAATAGACGTAAGAGCAGTAACACATTCTTGGCTGCTGATTTCAACGGTGTAAACCTAGTAACAGCACTAAGATACATATCCAGACACGACAACAGAGTTGTGAAACTAGACAGATTCGGCAATCTAAATTACGTGCCCTTCAATCATGCAGATGTAACTAGAAGCATAATCTACAACCTGAGATTCGGCAACAAAGACACAACACCGATTGAGAACGTGGAGAATAGAATCACCGTCAAGGGTATTCCTATAGCCGTCAATGAGGAGCTATTGTTCACCATGGATGACAGAAGCAAGCAACAGGGTCTCAATGATGTCGATGTCATAGAGAATACCAGACCCCTGTTCGACGCATCAATCACGAACCTAACAAGAGCGAAGACAGTTGCGAGACAGATACTCAGGGCCAATTCAACTCTAACAGGCAAGATAAGCAGCCAAGGGCACCCCAATGCTTGGGAGCTAAGGCCCGGTGATGTAGTAGAGTACGAAGGACAGAGGTTGGCTGTGTTGGAGTGCAGACACACCATAAACGGACTGAGCAACTTTACTTTCCTCAATGTGGAGTCGGGTCTTGAGGGTGTCTTACAGAACATCAGGGAGGGTAGCATAACTACCTCCTCCCTATCAAATCCAGATAAGACAAATCAAATCTTATCAGAGAACTTCTCCTTCTTCGATGCCATGGAGGTTATCATAACACCAACTGTCATAGTGTACACAACCAATGAGTCTGGGTTCCTTATTGGCCGAAATAGCGATAGGGGGAGGTTAGGTGGCAACAACAAAGTCATAGGCATGGCGAAAGATGAAGGAGTCACAATCACAGAAACGGAGGGAATAGAATATGCCAGCAAATGACCATCTAAAGCGACTGATGATAGAGACTATCGCTGACAACATCAATGAGATGGTCATAGGGTTTGACAGTACACCAGCCACTTCATCTGATGGTGCAGCGGGCAGACCTGCTGTAACGGTCACACCCACTGTCAGGATAATGGATAACTCCACCCTCCTAGTCGAGGGCTCACTACCAGTCTCTGAAAGTTTCAACGAGACACTCAAAGAAGTGTACATACAGTTGAGGGGCACAAGTGACTTTACACCAATCTCAAGGCACGTATTCAGGCCTATTAAGAAGACAACCACAAATGAAATTATATTCCAACTCGTAGTGGAGGTCAAGTGATAGCATGGGTGAAAACGCAAAGTCTGGACATACACAGGCTCTCACTGACGGCGACTATATCCTATCACCCTCGATAACCAACCTCTTCGAGGGTGTGCACGGCAATGGCATACTGATGTATGAGGACACGGCAACTGGTGACAGTAATAGGAACGCTAAGGCGACCACACCGGGGCTAGTTACAGACAACGGCACTAACTCAATAATCGTGAGAGGTGGTTTCGCTGTCTTGGACGGAATGATTGTCCCGTTTGGTAATATCAACTCAGGTGCCACTACCACAATCACATTACAACAAAGCACCATAGAGGGTTCAACCAGCGCTCTCTCTAGCGGAGAGTCTTGCCTCCTAGTGGTATATGTTTGCAGTAATGCGAACACCAATTACATTCAGATAGAACAAGGTAGTGCAGTCAGTAGCGGGTTCCCCGTCACTCCTGAGAGTTTCCTTGGGGATACCAGCGGATTGAATGGCGGCCTAACCTTATCCTCCAAGCAGAGCACCGTGCTCGCAGTCGTGAAGTGCCAACACAATAGCAGCGCTGGAGACCTGAATCTAGAAGTCACCGAGGTCTTCGACATGCGCACCTTCATCCGGCCTTCGCCAATCTACCTGAGTCCGATGACCAGTGGCTCCGTAGGCAACCAAAGCAACAGGATGGACTCCGCTGCGGACTTGGACGGCATGCACGGTGGTGGTGACGAGGTAGGTGGATTCTCTGCCTCTAATTTCGGTGCGTTATGGCAGTCGTACAGTTTCGGCACCGATGGTACTGACGGAGACCACGTCCTCTACTTCAGCGGTAAGCAAGGCGGTAGCAGGAGGACCCATAGGTTAGGGCCTAACAAAATCAGTGTGCTGAACACCGCACAGACAGTCAGGTTCGATGGCCCAAACATATTCAACGCAACACCAGCAAGTGGAGACATTAACATCACCCCCTCAGGAACGTTCCCACCAAGTCACATGATTATCGTGAATAACGCACAGACTAGCACTCACAAAGTAATTTTCGACCCCAGTGGTCTGAGTAATGGCGGTGCTACCGCCGGAGACGTTGGGCCTAGTTCTAGCGCCATATTCGTGTATACTGGCTCTGCGTGGGTAAAGATATTCGCCTCATCCACAACGACCTCAACGGCAAGTGGCTCAGCGGGGGCTGTCCAACTGAGCGATGGTAGTGCTGCTTTCACCAATGATACAGACTTAACTTTCTCAGGGGGCAACACACTCAATACCCCCAATCTCACCATGACCGGGCTTCTCAGTGGTCCCAGTGGTGTTTCTTTCAAAGCCAGTGTGACAAGCAACCCTGCTTCATCAGGTCCAGACGCTAGAACCCTGTGGTATGACGATGGTAACGACGTGCTCAAGTTCAATGCAACAGCCATACAAATGTCAAATGTAAACGCTCAATTTAGCCTTAATGACCTATCGGCAGGGACAATAAACGTAGCAGCGGACTCCATAGTCTTCATAGATGCGGATGACAATTCCTCCAAGAAGGACACAGTTGCGGATTTGGCTACAGCGATGGCTGGTACAGGAATCTCTGCTTCTAGCGGTGCACTGAATCTAGACGCAAATCAAGCAGGAATCACAAGCATCGGACCTGCTGGTAATTTAACCGTCAATCAAGATTTGATTGTGACAGGAACATTAACTGTCAACGGTGCAACGACAACTGTCAATTCTACTACCCTCACAATTGATGACAAACTCATCGAACTCGCACACTCTCCTAGTGGCTCTGAGGGTAACGATGCAGCAGTTGATGGTGGTGGAATCATCCTCAAGTCATCCGACAGCGATAAGAGCATAGTATTCACCGATAGCACGGACTCGTGGACATTCAACCAGCATCTTTTCCCAAGCGCTGACAGTAGCAAAAACTTCGGTAGTGATACGGTCAGATGGGCAACTGGGTTCTTGGATACGGTCAACACTGTTGATTTAGTAGTGGATACCAGCCTTATCAAGACTGACTCGACCAACAACTTCGTTGGTATCAACCAAGCGACACCGCTAGCAGACCTACACCTCAATAAGGTCGGCTTCGGGTCGCCTGCTAGTGTTAATACAAGTAGCTCCTCAACCAGCACTGCACTAACCATAGACTTGTTTAACGCTAGGGAGTTTAAGGGCTCTAAATTACTAGTCTCAGTTGAAAACACTACTGATTCAGTGTTTGAAACCGCTGAAATGGTCGTTACTCATAATGGTGCTAGTGATGCAGATGCAACTGCTGCCTTCCTCAGTACATATGGTATAGTAACTAGTGATAGCACACAACAAGGAACGTATCAAATCGGACTCACTGGTTCCGGTGCTACGCAAAAGATTCAATTGCAGGTTACCCCTACGGTCAACAGTAAGAACGTAACGGTGCGCGTAACATGGCAGGCTTTAGAGATATAGAATAGGTGAAAAGTAATGGGTACAGCACGCGATTTCCATGTAAAAACAGGATTAGTAGTGGATTCGGGCCATGTTACGCTGACTAACGGAAACCTTGTTCTTAGCAGCGGACAGGCAAATATTGACAATATCACGATTAATGGCAACGATATCACTTCCACTAACACTAATGGTGCCATTAATCTCACTCCTCACGGCACTGGCTCGGTGGTCATCTCGAAGGTCGACATAGACGCTGGTACGATAGACGGTGCTACCATTGCCACATCAGATATCACTGTAGGGAGCAGTAAGACCCTAGACGTATCTGCTGGTACACTGACTCTTGCAGCCGACCAAATCAGCGGTGATGCGGTTTCAGGAGGTACGATTGGCACAGTCACCATCACAGCGCTCGGTGGCGACTTGAGCCTCGGTGACTACAGCATCACCAACGTCGGTGACATAAACGCAGACAGCATAAGTGTCGATGCCGCCAGTGCTGGCCTCAACGTAGACTTCAGCGGCGCTAACACAACCAAATCCAAGATAACCCTCGCAGACAATCTAGCAGACGCGCTCAACATCACCGAGGGTTCGAACTCGTACATGAAGTTTGTAACTACCGACAGCAGTGAGCAAATCGTCTTTGGTAAGAACTCGACATTCAACGGCACCACTATTGCTGACTTGGGTACAGTTACCACAGCCAACATAGATGGTGGCTCGATAGATGGTACGACTATTGGTGCTAACAGCGCAGCAGCAGGTACATTCGCTGCTATTGTAGGTACTACAATCGATGCTTCGACTGACTTCACTGTCGGTAGCACAGTCATCACCGATGACTCAATTGTGATGACTCCCTCATCAGGCGACACGCTCAGCATCACCTCAGCGGCAAACGGGGAGTCTACCATCGCCACCGTAGATGGAAGCGGTAGCCTAGCGGCTCACCTGCATCTGGACGCAGACGGCGCAATCAACCTCAAGTTCAACTCCAACACCAAGTTGGCCACGGCAACAGATGGTATTGATGTCACAGGCAACGCAACGCTATCAGGTTCCATAGACGGAGTGGTTAATGTCACTGCTAGTGGCTATATTCACAGTGGCCACGCTAGGATGCGGGAGAGCACTGGTGTGCTTGACGCAGCCGATGTAGCAGGGAATTCATCTGGGACTCACAAGGTAATAGACATAGACGGCACGAACTTCTACACCAGCGAGACTATCTCCGTCACAGAGGTGTCCGGTAGGGTGAAGCAACCTAGCACAGACGGAAGTAGCGTTACTTTCGGCACGAACGCGAACAATGTAGGATGCGTCAATATACTGGGGTTAGCGGTAGGCGACACTGGAACCGCAAGCAACTCCTCAACAATAGACATATTCCAAGCGGCAGAGGCCTTCTGCGTCGCCACGATAAAGAATGCCTCGAACGTCATACAGAAGAGAGTGGTGAACAAGGTGTACGGTTTGGTGAATGCCTCGGGTGCCATAGAGACGATAGTGGAGCACGAGTCTGGTGACGTCGAGCTTGGTAGATTCGTCTGGATGAAGCAAGAGGATGGAGCAGGGTCGACCGAGGACACGATGGTGCTCGTTTTCCAATACACTAGCAAATACACTCATACAAGCAACGACACAACTACGTACTCAGTGAACGTGAACGGCCTGTCAATAGGCGGAGCTGGTGGTTGATATGGGTAATCCGGGTGGTACTGGTCAAGGGGGCACAGCCTCCAGAGCGAAGGCCTTCAATGCCATACAAGTAGCTAAGGGTAGTGCTACAACAGATGCTCAGCACCTAGTGGGCTCGTTAAAGATATCGTCCTCTTCTCCGGGCTCTTTCGCTGTTGGCGACCACGTATCCCACGCACAGTTGTCTAAAGGCACCAAAGTAACTCAGATAGACAACAACGATATCTATCTCAGCAGGCCATTGACTGGAACCGTTGCTACTGGGCAGACTATCACCATACTGAGTGAGCGAAGGGCTGCCACGGGTGGTCCTGCTGCCTTCGAGTTGAAGGCTGGCACTGGGATAACCATAGCGGCTGATGCTCAGAACGACACTGGTGCCTCGATACTACAAATCACCGCATCCGGCGGTGGCACTGCATCCGCTCTAGCCGCTGATGACCTGACTGCTGGAGACGCTGCTGTGACTCTGGCTACCACCACTGGAAACATCACGATTGATGCTCAGGCTAGTGACAGCGACATCATCTTCAAGGGAACTGATGGGGGTAGCGATACCACGTTCCTGACACTCGATGGTAGCGAGGAAGGCAAGGCTATCTTCAACGCAGACGTCACAGTCGGTGATGACCTCACCCTCCTGTCTGATGCCGCTGTGCTAGGGTTCGGTGCTGACACCGACGTCACACTCACACACGTCGCTGACACAGGACTGCTACTGAATGCGGCAATGCAACTCCAATTCAGGGACTCTGGACTCAAAGTGCACTCGACGGCCAACGGTCAGTTGGACATAGACGCCGATGCTGTTATTGACATCGTGGGCCCAGTATCAGGCATAACTGCTACTACAGGAGTGGCAATAACCTCGCCATCCGTAGTTTTCTCTGACAGTGCCTCAGGTAAGCCAGTAGTCGAGATTAAGAATACTACCAACGATACATCCTCAGCAGAGCTGAAATTCGTCAAGGACAAGGGCGCTGCTGGTGCTGACAATGATGACGTCGGTAAGATTACATTCGTAGGGGATGATGCGGCACAGGCCCAGACCTCCTTCGGGCAGATTCTCGTTGAGGTATCGGAGGCAGACAACTCAGATGAGGCAGGGAAGATGTCCTTGCTAGTCGCTGAGAGCGATGGTACCGACACAGCACTCACAGCAGGACTGGTCCTTGAGGGACAACACGCTACGGATGGCGTCGTCGACGTCACGATAGGTGCGGGCTCAGGCTCAGTCACCACTATTGCTGGTGATTTAACAGTCAATGGTACCACCACTACCATATCCACAACCCAACTGACAGTGGAAGACGACTTGATTACTGTCTCGAAGGGCAACGACTCAATCGCCAACGCAGATGGTAGCGGAATGGAGATAGACGCAACTGGTGCCACCAACATCCACTGGAAGTACGTACATGCTAGGACAGCATTTCAGTCAAACGTAGACATAGACTTGGCTACAACAAGCGAGACTCTCAAGATTGCAGGTACAGATGTGCTAAGCAACAACACCCTCGGAACCGGAGTTGTCACATCAAGCCTCACGACCGTCGGTGCCTTGAACTCGGGTTCCATAACATCGGGCTTCGGCAACATAGACAACGGCTCCTCTACCATCACGACGACAGGCGCCATCACTGGTGGCTCTCTCGTGGCAGATAACATCACCATCGATGGCAACACGATATCTAGCACCGACACTAACGGTGACATCACACTCACACCAAACGGAACAGGGGAAGTCAACATCGCTGCTGGCAACTTCAACTACGCATCTACCGCTGTTACATCAACAGGGGCGGAACTGAACCTATTGGATGGCTCAAGCGCGGGAACCGTAGTCAACAGCAAGGCCGTCATCTACAGTAGCGCTGGGCAAGTTCTTGGAAGTACGATAAGCGTTGATGCTGTAGCAGTGTTGGACACAGCCACTGCAGACTCGCAATCAGTTGCCAATAGTGCAACCCAGACTGTGCTCTCCTATGCATATGGTACATTCAGAACTGCTAAGTTCATCTATCAGATAACTGATGGTACTGACTTTGAGAGTGGTGAGATACTTGTAAATTACAAAGGGGCCTCTGCACCATCAGCAAGTACTGACATCTATCTAACACACTACGGGATTGTATCAACTAAATCAGGTAACGCTGCCCTAGTATCTTGGGATGCTGTGAAAAATGGAAGTAATATATCTCTACAATTTACAAACAGCAGCGGGGGCACGGTGTCGTACTCCTACGACGTAGTTACAACTCAAGTAATCAAGTGATGGACAGTGAAATCATGGTGAAACAATGGCAACGAAGAGGGACTTTGTAGTAAAGAATGGGCTTGTGGTTACTGAAGGTGTAACGGCGGCCAGCCTCGATATATCGGGGGACGTAGATGTTGATGGTACGTTAGAAGCTGATGCTATAACACTCAACGGAACATCATTAGCAACCTCTGCAACAACAGACACCACTAACGCCTCCAACATAGGCTCTGGAACATTGGCAGCAGCACGCATGG